GGATATGCGGAAAGGTGATTTTGTTCGGGAGATCGCCCGTAAACTCGGTTTTAAGACTTGCGGGATGCGTATCCGTGAAATATTGGACTTGGCCATCGAGAGCATCATACAGATGGAAAATCCGCTTTTGGTGTTCGATGAGGGTGACAAGTTGAACGATAACGTGTTCCACTACTTTATCAACCTGTATAATCGGTTGGAGGGTAAATGCGGGATTACTTTCTTATCCACCGATTACATCCAGCATCGTATTGACTGCGGTTTGAACCACAACCGGAAAGGCTATAACGAGATTTATTCCCGCATTGGGCGTAAGTTCTTTAAGCTGGAACCAACCTCCTGTAATGATGTATTTGCCATTTGCCAAGCCAACGGATTGATGGATAAAAAACTTATTGCAAACGTGATCGATGTGACGGAGAAATCGGAGTTTGATTTGCGATGCGTGAAAGATGCCATTCACCGGGAGAAAAAGGTGGCGGCAGCGAAATAGTATAAAAACCTGTTCAAACGCTGGTTGAACGGCGTTTGAACGTAATTCAAAAAGTATATGAAACAAATTGTTTTACCACTCGCAAGCCGGTTCCCGGCAGGCCATTTGAAAAGAGGCCAGCTCACCGGCTTTCCTGAGAAAGTGATTAAAGGAACCAAGATCCACACGTTTCGTGAGGATCCGGGCAAATGGGCGTACAACATGGAGCTTATCAACTCCCATAATGCGGAGCTATCTATCCGCCGGTGGATTGGCCGTCCTTATCATACTCCGCAGCTGGAGGTGAAAAGGTTGAAAAAAATCGGTATCCAGCAGGTGCAAATGACATGGGACTCCGATGTCGAGCAGCCGACCGTTTTCATAGACGGAAAACGTATCCTAAACGTGGAGCAGCTGGCTGCTAATGACGGGATGACTCTCGATGATTTCGTGAGCTGGTTTTTTAAGACCTCCAACACATTCGAGGGAGTGATTATTCATTTTACAGATTTCAGATATTGATTTATGGCACGGGCATTATCGGTAACAGAAGCAGTAAGCATGAAGAAAGAAACGCTCAAGCTGACAGGCGCATGGGCGGACGCTTTCGGAGAGCCTGAACGGATTGGCGTTTGGTTTATTTGGGGCAATAGTGGTAACGGGAAAAGCAGCTTTGTCATGCAGCTTTGTAAAGAGCTGGCAAAGTTTGGGCGGGTGGCTTATGACAGCCTCGAAGAGGGTGCGAGCCTCACCATGCAGAACACGCTCCGCCGTTTCAACATGGCCGAGGTAAACCGCCGTTTCCAGCTGCTTGACTGTGAGCCGATGTCCGAGCTTGGTGAAAGAATGGATAAGCATAAAAGCCCCGATTTTTACGTCATTGACAGTTTCCAATACACCCAAATGAGCTATAAAGAATACATCAAATTTAAGGAGGCGCACCGGAACAAGCTGCTGATTTTTATCAGCCATGCAGATGGCCGGAACCCTGATGGTCGGAGCGCAAAGAAAGTGATGTATGATGCCGCCCTGAAAATTTACGTGGAGGGGTTTCGGGCTTTCTCGAAAGGCCGCTTTTTCGGCTCCGTGGGGCATTTTACAATTTGGGATGAGGGTGCGGTAAGATATTGGGGAGATAACGCTTAAAACGAACGGAAATGAGTAAAAATAATCAAGTTATAACGATTTCGCCTCCCATGTTTATCGGGGAGGGAAATCAGAAAGAAAGTATCTCCAGCAAAGGCCACCGGTGTAGCTA